AGAATCACAGGAACCAGAACCAGAAGAACAGCCAGAACCACAAAAAGAAAAAGATCAAGAAGAAGAGCAAGAACCAGAGAAATCATCAAAGCCTAAGGTATCAGAGAAAGAAAAAGCCGCTACAAAAATTGTAAAAAAAATTGACGACAAAGCTAGATATGATGATGCCGCACAAATGAAAACTTTAATTGTTATGCAGATATTAGGTAATACTAAAACATTCTTTGACACGCAATCTATTATTGTGGATACAAACGTTGAACAATATTTAAACAAGACAATACAAGATGAGTATGGTATTTTATTTAACATGGCACAAGATGATATGATGACGGAGATGATAAATGGCCAGTATTGAATATTCGGGCCTTAAGGTATCTGGAGGTAAGATATTTGCTATCTTTACTTTACTAGGTGCATTAGGAGGTGCTGCATGGACTGGCTTTACTTTCTATCAGGACTACCTTGATATGAAGGAGAAGATAACTCTTTATACTGAGCCGGATCTATCTCAATATGATGAGGGTATGGCAGTGTTGAAGTCAGAGATTGATATGATACTTGATGAAATAACACTTGTGGCTGACGTAGCTAAAGATTTAAAAAATGATATGAAAGCAGATATTCGTCAAATGAATGGAGATATCAGACACATTACAGAGATTGTTAATGATGTTGAAGATAGACAAAAAGAAGATACAAGAGAACTATTAGGTGAAATGAAGTTACTAGAAGAAAACCTTGACTTAAAGATTAATAAGGCTTTAAATAACCCTTTAAGTGGAATGTCCGCTAAAACAAAATAAGGAGTGTGCCATGTGCGATTGTAAAACAGATGAGGATTGTGTATGTCGTTTAAGATCGAAGTAAAAACGATATTACCTTATGTAGTGCTAATAGCGACTATTGGCATGACTTGGGGTATGTGGTCGGAGCGATTAAACGCAGTTGAAAAAAAAGCAGATAGTGTTGCAGAAATGCAACAGGATATAGCTATTATTAAATCTAAAATATTAGATATGGACGACAGAGTAGCTTGGATCGAAGAGTTTTTAATTAAAACATCAGATTATTAGATGTGTGATGGATGTGATATATTATGTGTCAAATGCGAGTCAATGATGGAAAAATGTGAAAAGTGTGATTGTCTTTGCCATTGTGGTCAGTCTTGTATAGAATGTGGATGTGTAGGATGTAATCATGCCAATAGCCAGAGCACAAATGAGACAACAAATAGAGAAGCCCGGCAGGGTTAAAAAAAGGAAGAAAAAGAAAAATGACAAAATTATGTCCAAGAGGAAAAGCAGCCGCTAAGCGGAAGTTCGCGGTCTATCCCAGCGCATATGCAAACGCTTATGCATCAAGAATTTGTGCAGGTAAAATAAAAGATCCTAGTGGCAAAAAAAGAAAAGATTTCAAAGGTCCAAAAAAAGCAGAGGGCGGAATAATAGACTTCAATCAAATATCTCAAGATCGTAAAAAAGTTTCTAGTTTTAAACAAGGTGGTATCGCTAAAGGTTGCGGAGCTGTTATGCAAAACAGACGCAAGAAAACCAAAAGAATGTAATGTCTGGTCACAAGGGATTAGACAAGTGGTTTAAGCAAAAATGGGTCGATATAGGATCCAAAAAGAAAGATGGTAGTTTTGCTAAATGCGGCAGATCAAAACAAAAGAAAGATGCCAAACGAAAATATCCAAAGTGTGTCCCCCTCGCTAAAGCAAGAAGCATGAGCGAAGGACAAAGACGTTCAGCAGTATCAAGAAAAAGATCTAGAGCACAAGGAGTTGGTGGTAAACCAACTAATGTGAAAACTTTTGTCAAGAAAAAAACAAGCAGAAAAAATAAAGCTTGATGTAGTTAATTGGTCTAAGACTGTCTTAGAACCAATGAACAAACACATCGGCTTCCCAGCTTGTCCTTTTGCAGCTAAATGGAGAAAAGATAATAAAGTGCGAATTGAAGTTCGCATGGATAAATCTAAATACGAAAAACAACTGACCGATGTAATTAAGTCTTGGAATAAAAAACAACACGATATTATAATCTATTGTGATCCTTTTTTTGGGCAATATAGTCCTGATCAATTTCAAGAAAAAATAGACTTTTACAATAAAACTTATAATCGCAGAGATGTGTATTTTATGGGCTTTCATCCTGAAACCCCTGCTGATCCTAAAGACCAAGAGTTTTTATGTGATCCTACAGATACTCCCGTGGAACACTCTGATTTAGAATACTCAATGATGTTAATACAAAAGTTTAAACAGTTATATGATGCAAGTTGCAAACTACATAAGATAGGTTATTATAAGAAATGGCCTAAAGAATACTACGAAGAAGTGGTAGCTGAGAGGCAACGTACGTATGAACAATTAAATAAGAAGAGGTAATTACCATGATGAAAAAGAAACAAGTAATCAAAAAAAGAGGCGGAGGCATGATGAAGAAGAAAAAACAAGTCATGAAGAAGCGTGGCGGTGGAATGGCTATCATGAAGAAGCGTGGTGGCGGAATGATGAAGAAAAAGTAATGGCTACATCGGGCACAACAGATTTTAACTTAAACATAGACGAAGTTATCGAGGAGTCTTTTGAGAGAATCGGAAGGCAAGTGAGAACTGGATATGATTTAAAATCAGCTAGACGAAGTTTAAATCTGTTGTTGTCTGAATGGGGAAACAGAGGAGTTCATCTTTGGAAAGTTGTTAATCATACTCAAAACGTAACTGCAGGAACTACAACTTATACTGCGCCAGCGAACACAAGTGATGTTTTAGAAGCAGTTTTTAGAAATGGTTCTACCGATACCACTATGACAAAAATTTCAAGGTCAGAGTATCAAGCTATACCAAATAAATCATCGCAAGGAACTCCCTCTCAATATTACGTAAGAAGAAATTTATCTAATGTTCAAATTAATTTATATTTAACTCCTAATGTAACTGACACTCAAATTAATTATTTTTATGTTGCAAGAATAGAAGATGCAGGAGCATATACAAAAACACCCGATGCTCCTTATAGATTTTTACCTTGTATGGTTTCTGGTTTATCTTTTTACTTAGCACAGAAAATGAACCCCGGTAGAGTTCAAGAAATGAAACTATATTATGAGGATGAACTACAAAGAGCTTTAACTGAAGATGGTCAAAGAACTTCAATTCACTTAGTGCCACAAAACTTTTTTAGAGGTAGTTAAAAATGGCATTTGCAGTTGGAAAAGAATCGCAAGCAATTTGTGATCGTTGTGGTTATCAGTATCCTTACTTAACTTTACAAAAAGAATGGAACGGATTGTTAGTTTGCGAAGAATGTTACGAACCAAAACATCCACAACTTGATCCACCTTATTCTAGACCAGACCCAGAGGCCTTACAAAATCCTAGACCAGACAGAATTGAACCTCTAGTGGTTCCAGTTGGCTTTCCAAATCCAACACCGTTTACAAGTGTAGGTATGCAACCCTCTCCAATTAGAGATGACTTGATAATGAGAGCTTCTGTTGGTACAGTAAGTGTGGTGATATCATGAATTATTCTGAACTTTTAGACAACGTAAGAAATTATACTGAAGTAACATCAGATGTTTTAACAAATACAGTCATTAATATTTTTATCACAAACACAGAAAATAAAGTTTCACGAGAAGTAGATAGTGATGATCAAAGAAGATATGCAACCACAACTTTTGAAGCCAACAACGCTTTTCTAGATGTCAGTGGTCCTGAGGGCGGATACAAATTTGCAAGAGGGCTACAGTTAGTTGAAACAGATGGTACGAGAACTTGGCTTGAACAAAGAGATACAACATTTATAGATGAATATATTCCAGAGAGATCTACCACAGATACAAATTTTACAGGCAAACCAAAATATTGGGCAAACTGGGATGCAACACAATTAGTTGTAGCGCCCACACCGAACGTAGCTTACACAGTAGAGATGTGGTATAACGAAACTCCACAGAGAATTGGCAACGGTTCTGGATCTACAACTACCACAACATTTTTATCCAATAACGCTTCAGAGGTGTTATTGTATGGAACAGTATCTGAAGCATTTTCATACTTGAAAAATGATAAAGATATGCAATTATACACACAGAAGTTCCAAGAAGCTCTTAAGCTATTTGCACAAGAACAGATGGGACGTAAACGTAGGGATGAGTACAGTGATGGAGTATTACGACTCCCCCTAAGATCAGTAGACCCAGGAGGTAGTTAAAAATGACAATAAACCAAGCAGTCTGTGCTTCCTTTAAACAGGAGTTATTGGCAGGGGATCACGATATTGATGGTGACACAATCAATCTTGCTCTGTACACAAGCTCAGCAACTTTAAACGGAAACACAACAGCCTTTTCAGCAACCAACGAAGTTGGTGCATCAGGCACATATGCTAGTGGTGGAGCAACTTTAACAAGTGCAACCATTGGCTTAACTAAAACAAGCGCAACGGCTTCAACAGCATTTGTTGACTTTGCAAACGTAAGCTTTACTTCAGCAACAATTTCTGCTCAAGCAGCTTTGATCTATAATAGATCATCATCAAATACAAATGCAGCTATTGCAGTTTTAGATTTTGGTGCGGTAAAGACATCAACAAACGGAACATTCACAATTGCATTCCCAACAAACGATGCCTCAAGTGCAATATTAAGATTAGCTTAATATAAGGAGTCACGACCATGGCAGATGCTTGGGGTGAAAATAATTGGGGCGAAGGCGCATGGGGCCAACAAAGCTCAATTACAGTATCTGTCACTGGTGTATCACTTACATCATCTTTAGGTACATCTTCAGCAACAGCTGACGTATCTGTACCTCCGTCTCCCGTCACACTAGCAACATCTCTCGGCACAGCAATCGCCGAACCTGAACACGTAGTATCCCCTACAGGTGTTTCATTTCAGACACAATTATCAGGAGCTTTAGCTATTGAAGAAGGAGCAGGAGTAGTTTTAGGAAGTCTAAGTATGACTTTCACTGCAGGGGATGAGACTGGATCAGGAACTGTCGATGCAGGTTGGGGCAGAAGCACTTGGGGTTCTTTTGCATGGAACGAAAATATAACTCAAGAAGTTAGTGTGACTGGCCTATCAATGGCCACTTCACTGGGCACGACTACTCAATCTGTAGGAACGGGTGTTATAGTATCTGTTACCGGTTTAGGTATGACAAGTTCTTTAGGAACAACAACACAAACAGGTACAGCTTTACAAACTTTAGATAGTCTCTCTATAGGAGCAGCTTTATCCGGTGCTTCTGGTATAACTGGTGAGGGTAATGTTGGTGTAATTGCACCTTCAGATCAATTAGATTTTTCTATCGGCGCTGTCACGATTGATATTTTTACACAAGTAGACGCTCCTTCTGTTGCAATGACATCAGCTGTAGGCACTTTAGTTGCAGAAGCTGACGCATTAGTGACTCTAGGTAGTCTATCAAGTAGTTTCTCATTAGGCACTGAAACAGTTGAAGTTGGATCAGGTGTCATAGTTAGCGTATCGACTGTTGCTATGTCCTTTAGCCCCGGAACAGTAACTCCAACAGCAGGTGCATTAGTTAATTTAACAGGTGTCTCTATGACAACCACACTAGGAGATACATTTGAGACCCCTTGGGCAAACGTAGTAACAGGAGCAAGTAATACATGGACAGAAGTAAACGCGGCGTAGAAGAACATAAAATATCAGACGACTTAGTGGAGGATCTTTTATCTACTTTAGAAATACTGAAAGATCAAGGCTTAGACACAAGTAAAGGGACGTGTACAATAAACGGATTTCAAACAGAAAATATTTTAAAATATAAAACACCTCAAGAGGTAGCACAGAAAATCATATTACAACTTAAAAAAGATTTAAATTTATTTCATATACATTTAATCGAATATAATCAGGCAGGAGCACAAACAGCCCATGATCACAAAGAAACAGAGGATTATTCATTTATCTTGTATCTAAATGATTCAGACGGTAATACTGTTTTAGAAAATTATGGTGAAATTACTCCAGAAAAAGGTAAGTTGATCTTCTTTGACTCTGATATTACTCATTATGGTAAGCCAAGCATGAAAGGAAAAAAGATTGCAGTTGGGGCTTTAAAAAAGCATTGATTGGTAATTAAAAAAATATATATTTTAAAGAGGTATAAAACATGTCAAGCACATATTCAGATAGACTTAAACTAGAACTCATGGCAACTGGCGCAAACGCCAATACATGGGGTACTAATACTAACAACAACCTTGAAGTAGTCGATGCTTTTTCAGCAGGATATCTAGCAAAATCCGTAGCTGGTTCTTCTAATATCACTCTTACAACAGCTAACGCTTCTGACACAGCAGAGTCTTCAAACAAAGTCATTGAGCTTACAGGTGCTCTTACAGGAGATATAGTAGTATTTGTACCTGCCGTTGAGAGTAATTATGTTTTTTTCAACAACACTTCAGGTTCACAAACTTTAACAATTGCAGCAACAGGACACACTGCTAATGGATTAGCCATCGCACAAAGTGCCTACTCACATATTTATTGTGAAGGTTCAGCTAATTTTAAAATTTATAATGCCATAGATAAGATTGGAGCTACCACTGTCGCAGCGGGTAAAGATTTAACTGCTGGTGGTGGTAATATTATTTTAAGAAGTAACGGTGCTGTCACTGCTACAACTTTTCTTGGAAGTGGTGCAAATTTAACAGGTGTTGATCCCTTTCCTTCCGGAACAAAACAAGTTTTTTATCAAGCATCTGCACCAACAGGTTGGACACAAGATACAACAGCGGCACTTAACGAAGCCGTAATGTCAGTAGTAACAGGTTCAGGCGGAGGCACAGGTGGTTCTACTGCTTACTTCTCATCTTTCTTAGCCACAACTGACAAAACTGCAGCGGACCCTGACGCACCAGTATCAGGTTCAGTAGCAGGCACAGTTGGTAACACTACTTTGTCCACTCCTCAAATAGCATCTCATAGTCACAGTCTTTCTACTATTGCTCAACACCCAAACGGTGGTAGCCCTAACGTTGCAAAAGGTGCTGGTAACCAACCGGGTTCAGCAGGCACAACAAGCGCTGGTGGTGGGGGATCACACTCACATCCATTTACAGGTTCTTTATCTAGTGCTACAGCGGACGTATCTGTTACTGTTCCAGCAGCTAATGTAAAGTACGCTAACGTAATCATTGCAGCTAAAGACTAGTGCCCATATTTGACCCAGATGGAACTTGCCCTCTTCTTAAGAAGAAATGCATAAAACATAGATGCCTTTGGTATAATATGTTGCAAGGTAAACACCCACAAACAGGACTAGATGTACAAGAGTGGGGGTGTTCGATTGCATGGATTCCTTTATTATTAGTAGAAAATTCTTCAAAAATGACTGGTGTGCAGGCGGCCACAGAATCTTTTCGTAATGAGATGGTAAAAGGACAGAGTGTTATGAATAATATTCTTGCTGCAGACCCCAAAGGCCGACAAGAGATTAAACAAGTTGCTAGTTTATTTGGCGCTATTGGTGATCATCAAAGAGCCATACAAAATAAAGATGAAAGTCAAGAGGATGAAATGATTAGACAACTAGCTAATAATAAGGTAAAAGTTAAGAAAGATAAAAAGGTGAAAAAAAATGGCAACAACCGTAAACAACACAACAGTAAATAGTAGAATTACTATTTTATTTGATGCTGATGGAACTCTAGACGGTGATGGTCCTGCAAAAGGATCAGGTAACACCGAATCAGATGTTTACTTAGATTCAAAGGTTTATCTTAATCTTAGGTCTCATACTGAAATAGATGCAAGTGTTCACGCTTTACAGTGGGATGCTTCAACTAACACAGGTAACATTGAGTATACAGATAATAGAGATAATTTAAGTATTTCTGAAGTGCCACAGTGGGCTACCAATGTAGTTATTAGAGCAGAGGCAGAAGATAAATATACAGATGCATATACCACAGCATACAATGCAGACGCTAGTGCAAACTCAGAAGATGACTCTGCTGCAGTTACCGCAGGGACTAACGCTGGCACCACAGCACGAAATGACTATCTGACCGCAAATAGTATTACCTACTAACATTGAGAGATTACATCGTAGAAATCAAAAAGGTACTACCTGTAGTCCTTTGCGAAAAAATAATATCTTATTTTGATAAAAATTATGAGGACGCTGGAACTGTTGGCGGCATGAACAAAAATGTTAGAAACTGTTTGACAAGAAGCGTACAGGATACAAATACATTTGGACAAAAAATTTGTTTAAATGCGACACAAGAAAAAATTTTTGAATGTGTTAACCATTACAAAAAAAAATTTGATATTGAGGTAGAAAGAATATCTCAACTTGACCTTTTAAAATATGAGACTAATGAACATAAAGCAGGATACAAGTTTCATAAAGACTTTGGTGATAAAGTTCCTCACAGGCATTTATCAATTTCTATTTGTTTAAATAACAAATATGAGGGCGGAGAATTTATTTTTAAAACAGATAGAGGGGAACTGACAATACCTCAAAACGAAGGAGATGCTGTTATATTTCCGTCTAATTTTATGTTTCCTCATCAAGTTAACAAAGTAACAAAAGGCACTAGGTACGCTCTTATAGGATGGGTAATCTAGTGGAACCTATTTTTATTAAAGATTTTTTTCCAAAACAAATTCTTGATTTAACATATTCTTATTGCGTCATAAAATATAGCAATCTTAAAAAGTTTGATCTAGACACACAGACAAACTCATTAATTAGTGAACATGGAGATTATTTTATGGAAACATTATTAGCCTCTAGCACACCTGTTATAGAGCAAAATGTCGGTAAAAAATTATTTCCAACTTATTCTTTTTTTAGAATTTACGATAAGGGTTCTACTCTACCAATACACACAGATAGAGGTTCTTGTGAATACACCGTGGCAGTTTGTTTAGGATGTGATCCTCAAGATTCTTATGAAATTTTTATTGGTAGTGAAGATGATAAGTCAGATTATAAATTTTATGATGATAAGGGTAATTGGAATAGATACAAAATAGAATACAAGTTTCCAATGTTGCCTAATAATGCATTAATATTTAAAGGTATGGATAAGATACATTGGAGAGAATATTGTAAACATGATCACTTTATGACTGTTTTCTTACATTACGTAGATCAAAATGGTAAATATGCAGAACATAAGTTTGACAAAAGAGACATGTTAGGAGGACAGAGTGTTAAAATCTGAAGAATTAAAAGACAAGAACTTTAAAATATTTTTAGGGATGCCTATGTACGGAGGAATGTTGACAGAGCCTACTTTACATGGGTTATTAGAACTTCAAAACTGGACTGCCACAGCAGGGATTGGTATGAGAATACAAACTATGGGCAATGAGAGTTTAATCACTAGAGCTAGAAATACAATTGTTTCTATGATGTTAGATTCGACAGATTTTGCAGCTACTCATTTATTATTTATCGACGCTGACATAGGATTTCATTGGCAAAACATTGAAAGATTATTGTGTGCGGATAAAGACATTGTTTGCGGGGTGTATCCTAGAAAGCATTTGCATTTAGAAAAAATAAAAGACATCTTAAAAGAATATCCAGATTCAACTCCAGAAGAGATGGAGGCTAGAGCGTTAGGCTATAATGTTAATTTTGATGATCCTCTAAATGTTACCGGGCAGTTTGGATTTTTTAGAGTTAATGAGGCAGCCACAGGAATGATGTTGGTTAAAAGAGAAGTATTTAGAACAATGATGAAAAAATTCCCTGAAAGAAAATATGAAACAGATCAAATAGTTAATGGGTTACATTATAAATCTGACAGTTGTTATGATCTTTTTGCTGTTGGTCCTTACATGACAGCAGGTCAAAAAAGGTATTTATCTGAAGACTATTATTTTTCTAGATTGTGGCAAGAATGTGGTGGAGAGATATGGGCAGATTTGGCAATGCCTTTATCACATTTTGGTAATAGACAATATAAAGGGCATGTTGGATCTTTAGTTGAACCTAAAAAGATCAAATGATTTTATCAATAGATAATGTAATAAATCAAGAAACTTGTGATTTATTAATTAAAATTTTTAATAATAATAAGGATTTACAAGAACGACATGATGATAGCCATTCTTTAAGATGTAAAAAATTAAGAGGTGAAGATTTTAATTTTACATACAAAATTAGTAGATACTTAAATAATCTGATAACTAAACATACAGGAGATTTAATATACCATGATAATGTGCAGATAGTTCTTAAGCCTCCACAAGTAGAGCAACCACCACATAATGATTACGAAACTTCTTTTATTACATCAATTACTTATTTAAATACTTTAAAAAATGGTGAAACGTTTTTCGAAGATTTTGGCGATATAAAACCTAAGGCAGGTAGAACAGTAATATTTAATGGACATGATATAGTTCATGGTAGTAAAAAAGCATCAGAAAATAGATATACTTTTATTGCTTGGTACTCTAAAGATGTTAATAAATTAGATAGCATAAATAATTTTTTTGATTAATAATGAAAATTGAAATAAAACCAGAGAGCTGGTTTCCCTCTGTGATATTTCATTGCAAAATTGATACTAAGTTTTGTGATGAACTTGAAAAAAAAGTTCTAATTGATAAAGATAATTGGAAGAGACAATTAAAAAATGTCAATGCACTAACAACAGGCTGGGACGGATTAAAACAGTACCAAGAATTAAGAGATTTATGTAAATTTATTTGTGAGAGTGTTTTACCTAAAATAGGAGAATCGCAAACATGGAAGTATAATAACTGGAGAACTGAAGAAGCTTGGATAAATTTTTATCAAAAAGGAGATTCAACCAAAATGCATCATCACGGATTCGCAGATTTTTGTGGCATTCTTATAGTGAGCCCAGATAATGGCAATTTAATTTTTTCTAGGACAGAGCTAATTGAAAGTAAGACAAAACCTTTTGAAAATATAAAAGATGAACAAATTAATGAAATAAAAGGCAGGTTGATATTGTTTCCTTCATACTTATACCATAAGGTGACTGACTGTGAAAATGATAGAATAAGCGTTGCTTTTAATTTTTCTAATGATCCTGTAAAAGAATTGTAGTATATTCTCGTAATGCCCTTAATTAATTTTAGACCAGCACCCGGTATCAATAAGGAAGTAACCGATTATACAGGCCAAGGCAAATGGACTGATGGAGATATGGTGCGTTTTTTTCAAGGATCAGCGCAAAAAATAAAAGGTTGGGAGAAGTTTATATCCACGACTTTAGTAGGAGCTGCAAGAGATCAACATGCCTATGTTGCTTTAGATGGCACAAGATACAATGTGATAGGCACAGACAGAAAATTATATGTGGTTGAGGAAGGCACTGCCTTTGATATTACTCCTTTAAGAAGAACACAAGCTAGAACTAATCCTTTTACAACTAATGCAACGACGACAGTTGTAGTTACAGATACTGGTCATGGTGCAGCTAAAGGGGACTTTGTAACCTTTGATTCTTTTTCCACAATAGATGGATTAGACATGAACAAAGAATTTGAAATTAGTTCTGTCGTAAACACAGCAGCATATACCGTAACTCATACAAGCACTGCATCTGGGTCAACTGCATCAGGCGGAGGCACGGGCAATATGAAATATCAAATATCTATTGGACCAGAGTTTTCTGTCCCTGCTTTTGGTTGGGGCACTGACACTTGGGGTGCAGGAGGTTGGGGAAGTCCTTCATCTACATCTAATGTTACACTTGAAGCAAGACAATGGTCACTAGATAACTTTGGTCAAATTTTAATAGCAACAGTTCTTAATGGCGGCGCTTTTGAGTGGGACCCAGACGATGGTCCAACAACAAGAGCTACAGCTATAACAAGTGCACCGACCGCATCAAGAATTGGTTTAGTTTCTACACCAGATAGACATATTTTGTTTATGGGCACTGAAGCAACAATAGGTACTGTGGGTTCACAAGATGATTTATTAATAAGATTTTCTAGTCAAGAAGATAGAAATACTTATCAACCGACTGCAGAAAATACCGCAGGATCATTAAGAATAGCTGACGGATCAAGAATTGTAGCAGCAGAAAGATCTAGAGGACAAATACTTGTTTGGACGGATACCTCTTTACACTCTATGCAATTTATTGGACCACCCTTTACTTTTGGCCTTAGACAGCTAGGACAAAACTGTGGAATCATAGGTAGTCATGCAGGTGTAGACATCAATGGTGTTAGCTATTGGATGTCACAGGACTCTTTCTTTTTATTTGATGGTTCTGTAAAAAAATTACCATGTACAGTAGAACAGTTTGTATTTAACAATATAAATCAAACAGGTTCTGAAAATGCTTTTGCTGGGCACAACGGTGAGTTTAATGAAATCATGTGGTTCTATAATAGGACTGGCTCTAATCAAATTAATGCCATTGTTGCTTACAACTATCTTGAAGGAACTTGGTGGACTGGAACATTATCTAGAACAACATGGACAGATAGAGAGGTTTATGACAATCCAGTAGCATCTGAATACTTAGCTACAACGACTGCTAATAATGAAACAATTCTAGGATTAACTAACGGAGCAAGTCAAATGTTTTTCCATGAAACAGGTAACGACGCTGACGGCACTGCAATCACTGCTTTCGTAAAATCAGGTGTTGTTCAAATAGGAGAAGGCAATGAATTTGCTTTTGTATCAAAGATTATCCCTGACGTAGAAAATCAAGCAGGTACTTTGAATGCAAAACTTGAGTTTAAAAATTATCCAAATAATAGCACAAGTGTTACTAAAACCACTAGCTTTACAGATACAACAGACTTTGTAAGTTTAAGAGGTAGAGGTAGAGAATTTACTGTAAATTTAGTATCGAATACTACAGGTACATCTTGGAGACTAGGTACTCAACGTTTTGATATTCAACCAGACGGTAGAAGATAATGGCTAAATTAACACTAACAAGATTTCCAGATCCAAGAGAAGAATATGAAAGAGAACAATTTGCTCAATTAATTAGACAGCTTGAAGATTTAGTGCAACAGTTAAATAGTTCATATACACAAGACACTCAGGAAGAGTCTACAAGAAGAAGTTGGTTTTTTTCAAATGGCTGATGTATTTAAGAGATTTATAACAAACGTAACTACCACAGATTTGACGACTGTATTTACAGTTCCTACTGCCAATGTAGCTGCAACGCCACCAGTACCTGTATCAACATTTATTGTTAAAACTATCAATGTTCATAACTACGATGGTTCATCTGCAGTAACTGTAAATATTGATCATAACGACGGCACCTCTGACTTTCAAATATTTCAAGTCGATGTGTCTGCATCAAACACAAACACAATCAACACAAGTATGGTTTATCAAGAGGGAGATGCATTTAAAGTTCAAGCTAATGCTGCATCGAGAGCTATGGTAGAGATATCATTATTGGAGGTAAAACAACAACTATAATGTATGTATTAACTGACGTGCCTAAAGATATATTAGAAATTTTAGATAATGTAATTAATGAAAAAGATCTAGCTCCTTTGAATATGGATTTAGCAGGTAATTTAAAACACGAGTATTCTATTCCTAAAGGCAAAGCTGCTATATCGCCTTTTTTAATGCAATTGATAATAGAACATCAAAAAAAATACCCGCTTTATTTTAAAAAAGCTCACTCAACTTTAAATTACAAAGCCTGCGAAATAGAGTTATTTAATCTTTGGGTTAATTTTCAAAAAAAATATGAGTTTAATCCGTTTCATATGCATGACGGACTATATAGTTTTGTGCTTTGGCATAAAGTGCCTTACAAAATTGATGATGAAAAAGCCAGATTAGTGGGTATGAAAGATGATGATAAAAGAGCAGGTTTTTTTAATTTTTATTATACAGGTCCAAATGGCGCCATACGTCAGGAGTCTTTACCAGTTGACAATAGTTGGGAAGGAAAGTGTTGTTTGTTTCCTGCAAATCTTCATCACGCTGTTTATCCTTTTTATACTTCTGAAGATTACAGAATTTCTATTTCGGGCAATCTCGGTTTCAAGTGCAATTAAATAGTATTTTTACTTCATTTGTTGCGGTAGAGAACCTTGATATAAACAATCAAGAGATGATTGATTATGCTTTAGATTTAAAATCTAAAGGTAAAAGTGCACATGCAAGTAATAGAGTTGGTTGGCAAAGTGAGCGTTTTGACTTAGCATTAGAAGAATTTCAACCTTTGTTTTCTAAAATTAATCAGATGGCTCAAAACATACATAATCAAATAGGATTAAAAAGTAATTTACAAAATAGATTGAGCGCAGCATGGCTCAATATAAATAATCAATCAGGTTTTAATGTTCCACATATTCATTTAGGATCTTGTCTATCAGGCACATATTATCTAAAAGGTGTTGAAAGTGGAGCTAATGGAGACATAGTTTTTAGAAATCCTTGGGTCGTTGATTATCATATTCCTGAAGGATCTGTTGAGCAGCACACAAATGTGACATTAGGATCTTATTATTTCACCCCTGAAGCTGGGAAACTGATAATGTTCCCGTCTTGGTTAGAGCATTACGTAGAAACCAACACAACAAATATAGATAGAATATCCTTGTCTTTTGATACAAAAGTTTATTGATTTCCTATCTTTTCGACTATAAAACTATATTATGGCAAAAATTGTAGATGAACCCGTTCTACTACGTTATGATACGATAGACGGTAAACAAGTCCCTGTATATAGTGCTAAAGTAGAGACAACTGTCACTAATATTAAGACAGGGCAAGAGTATAACTCACATGAGGAATGTCAGGCAGATATTGATAATTCAGAAACAGACACAACAGAAGCAGACATCAGAAGAGATGTTAATGTAATAGCACCTAACTTGTTTAGTGGTGCAGCTACAGGCGAGGAGTAAAATGTTTAAAAAGATTCTACCCGCAGTAACAGGAGCAATAGGTTTTGCAGTTGCAGGGCCAGTTGGTGCTTCTATTGGTGCAGGGATAGGATCAGCAGTTAGAGGAGACAATCCTGCTAATATTGCAACATCAGCTTTGATGGGCTACGGCTTAGGAAGTTTTGCTACGAGTGCAGGTTTGTTTGGAACAGCCGCACCAGTCTCAAAGTTTGGAAGCACGCAAGTACCTAGCGCTTTGAAAGAAGCCACAACAGCTTCTGAATTAAAAGCGGTATTGGGAGGAGATCCTACTTCTTTAGCGAAGGCATCAACACGGCAAGCATTAGGAACACCTAGTGTTTTTCAATCAGGACTGGAAAATCTTAAAGGCATGAGTGGATTAGCAAAAGGTGCTCTAGGATTAGGAGCAGTTGGAGCGCTAAGCACAATGGAAGATGAAGAAGAAGGAGTAGCTATACCTGATGCAGTAGAACCAGGTAGTATCGCTCCTTTAGATGCAAGTAAACCAGATGTAAGTTTTTTTGATCCTGCAACAGGATCTTACGGTGCTTCAGCACCAACATATAGAAGTTTAAAAGACGGAGGGTTTCCTAGAAAGACAGGACAAATCTCTGGCCCCGGCACAGAAAAATCTGACGACATCCCTGCCATGTTAAGTGATGGAGAGTTTGTTATGACTGCAAAAGCAGTGAGAGGTTTAGGTGCATTGAAGGGTGCTAAAAAAACTGATAAGATTGAACAACGTCGTAGAGGCGCAAAGCAAATGTACGACATGATGGGTAAACTAGAAAAGAAGGTAGCATAATGGTAGATCAAGTCGTAATGTCAAGGCAAGCCCCTTTTATTGAAGATAGGGCAGAACAACTATTGGCTACCACTTTTGGTGTGCCTTTAGCACCAGGGGAAACTCCACCTCCTAAACTACCGGGAGAAACTGATGAAGAATATTTATTAAGAATTAAAGGGTTAGCAGGTATACCTCAGACAGTTCCTGCACAACAAGTTGCCCCCTTAACTCAAGCACAAGAAACTGCAGTCACTAAAGCTCAAGAGGGTTTAGGTGTCTATCAACCATTTTTAGACGCGGCATCAACATCTGTCGGTGCAGGATTAGGAGCTATTGGTGCAGGAGTTCAAACACTAGACCCGTCTCAGGTTTCTACATTTATGAATCCTTTCTCTCAACAAGTTACACAACAGGCATTAGCAGAGTTAGATAGACAGGCCAACATTCAATCACAAAGAACTGCTGCACAAGCCGTGGCTGCAGGAGCCTTTGGTGGTTCGAGATTCGGTGTCCGTGAAGCAGAGGAGTCTAGAAACTTAGCACAGGTAAAATCACAAAGAATTTTTGAAGATCTATCACGAAACTTTTTACAAGCACAACAAGCACAACAAAGAACTGCACAACAGTTAGGACAACTTGGAGTGCAAACACTACAAGCAGGGCAAGCACAAGTTGGATTAGGTGAAGCTGGGCAAAGATTAGGTGGAGTTGATATTAATAGATTATTAAGTGTTGGTGGAGTTCAACAACAACAAGCACAAAACGAAATAGAAGCAGCTAGAAGAACAGAACTAGCTAGACAACAAGAACCATTTAGAAGAGTAGGATTTGCATCTGACGTTTTACGAGGTGTGCCTTCTTCACAAGTTCAGTTTACACAACAACCTGCTCCATCTTTATTTCAACAAGTTGCAGGTTTAGGTATCGCAGGTCTTAGCACCTTGGGAGCCTTAGGAGGAACGGGCGGTATCAGCTCGTTACTAGGATAATGGCTATCTTAGACAGACCCTTGTTTCAACGACGACCAACCATGGACCAATTACGTCAGTATGGTATCCCGGCTTTTGCTAATGGTGGTGTAGTTCAAAGATTTGCTGAAGCAGGCGAAGTTAGTAAACTAAAGTCTGGTGAAATAGAAGTTATTAGTTCAGAAATAGTTACTAAAGAAAATGGAGATATTGTTAGAGTTAAAAGAATTAGACAGATTGGTCCAAGAGGATTACCTATAGAAAGAACAATTGAAGAAGTTATTGAACCTGCAACACAAACACAAAAATCAAAAAATCCTAGAGACCCCAATAAAGGTATAACAGAAAAGACTATTGATTCAAAATCAGATTTAAGAATAGCTGCAGAGATGGAAACAGGTGCAAAAAATTTAGCAGACTCTGCCAGAACATCTGAAGAAATTGTAGCAGACGCAGAGAAGAAGAACAAAGAAGAAGAATTAGATAATTCTGGTTTAAACAATACAGATCCTGAAAGAGAGAAACTAACGGCTTTAGAAGCTATGGTTAAAGAAAGGTCAGAACTATATAAAAAGATTTTAGGCGACCCTAAAGAGGGATTAAAACAACAAGGGCTACTTCAATTAGCACAATTTGGTTTGAACTTAGCATCTGCTAGAGGAGGTAATTTTGCAGAGAAAATTGCAAATTCTGCTAAAGATCCTTTAACGGCTTTTGCAGCTTTAGGTAGAGAATCATTAAAAGATGAAAGAGCAATTGATATGCTAGCAATTAAAGGTGCAGAAGATGAAATGGCTAGAACTCAAAAGGTTGGAAATTTTGGTCAGTTGGTTCAAGACTTAATGAATCAAGGTTTAAATAGAGACCAAGCTAATGCAAAAGCAACTGAAATATATCAACAAAAAACAGGCAAAACTATTGCTGAGATGAAAGACGAAAGATATTCAGAATTGTTAGTTCTTTATGAAAAAGAACTTGGCGTGGTTGATGAAGCTATTCAAGCAGCTGACGCTCAGATTAAAAAAGAATTTGGAACAGGTATGTTCCTAACTCCAGAAACACCACAAGAAGAACCTGAAGTGTCAAGGGCATAGGAGGCTAGGCTATGGCCATCTATGAATATAAAGGCGAAGAATTTAGGTTAAAAGAAGGTCTCTCACAGGATGAGGCAGAGACTAAAATTAAAAAATTTCTCCTTGAAGAAGAAGAGCAAAATAAAGAGGACAGGTCCCCTGGATTCTTAAAAGGATTTTTTTCAGGTATAGTTTCTGGTGCTATTAAAATACCAGAAGGTTTCGTTTCTATCGGTGCAGAGCTAGTTGATCTAGGATTAGATACTGATACAGCTACTGGTGTTGAAGAATTTTTCGATAAGATAAATCCTTTTGAAGAAGTGGCAGAAAAAACTGTTGCAGGTAAAATTACTGAGGGACTTATTCAGTTAGGTATACCGGGTGTTGCAGGTTATAAAATAGGAACAGGTCTTGCTAGGAAAGCTATAGCAGCGAAAAAAGCTAATAAGTATGCAGGGAAAGATGTCGCAAATAAAGTTAGAACAAGCAGGACGAGGGCAGATATAGATCAAGTTACTGGTAAAGCAGACCTTGGTAGAAAATTTAAAATAGGTGGAGCAGGATTATTAGGTTCTACTATTGGTGAAGGTATAGCTTACACAGATGACTTTGGAACTATTGGAGATGTTCTTGGTGGTCCTACAGCCACAGATCAAAGAGAAGGTGCTGAGGGTAGAGAAGAAGCGTTTAGAAGATTTACTAATCGTTTTAAATTTGCAGTAGAAAGTGGTGCCTTGGGTGCAGGTTTGGGCACAATAATAACAGGAGTATCCAAAGCAGCGAAAGCTTCTCCTTTAGCGAGACAGTTTGATAAGAGTCCTTTGCAAAGTGTAGTAGGAAAAGCATTAAATAAATTAACTCCCAACAGTGTTCTAGGTAAAAGAGCTTTTAATATTTTAAAAGATGGAGATCAAATAGCTACAACTTATGCTTTGAAGTCACAATTTTTTGTAGATAACTTAGCAAAGAGTGCAGAAAATATTTCTAAACAAGCTTTAAAAAATGCAGGATCACAGAAAGAACAAGTATTTAATAAATTTCAAAAACTTTTAAACGATCGACTAACTGACTTTGGTGATTTTAAAAAACCAGATTTTGTTTTTGATGGTAAAGGAAATGTTTTAAAAGACGCTCTTCCTGAAGCCGCTTACTCCACACCTAGAGTAAAAACAAAATTAAACGCAAAAGGAAAAGAATTTGAAGTAAACAACCCTGCTTATCAAAAAAGAGAACGTTTACATGATTTTATGAAGAATACTTTAAAAGCATCCGATGACGACATAAAACAATTTGAAGACTCATTACTAAACGCAAGGTATCAAATAGATTTAAATTCTTTAACCTTAGACAAACAATTATTACAACCTTTAATTAAAGAAGCTAGGGCAACTTTAAAAATTACAGGACTTGATGCAGCTGAAGAAAAAATAGCTAGAGATGTTTTAGAAAATGCAGAGAAATTAAGTGATACTTTTACAAGTCAATTAGGTAAGTACGTTAATAGAGAGTACAAGTTATTTAAAAAAGATAAGGGTATAATTAAAAGTTTATTCACTGATACTCAATTCAAACCCACTCAAGAAATAATGAGAAGAGCTGAGAGAGTTTTTGCTAAATCAATCGCCATGTCTTTTAGAAGCAGTAATAGAACAAGAGCAAAAGCAACTGAGATTGTAGAGGCTAGAGCAGCGCAACGTCAAAAAAATCCAATGGCAGAGAGAAATCCTTTAATTGAAAGAGAAAGAAAAATAGGAAAACAAAAAGCTATTGAAGAACAAATTAAAAGAATGAGCGACGA